GTAGGGAGCGTCAACAACAGGGTATGCCATTTGTGACTCCAAAAATGATTTAACCGCGTCCGAACTTCACCTCAGAGCGCCGCTCCTTGAAGACGGGCATCCGGGGATCGTTCTCGCGCATGAAGGCATTGTCAACCGACTGCATCTGTCCTTCAGTTTGACGCTGATAGTACGAGTTGCGTTGGTCAACAAACTCTTTAGGTGTTTTGCAAAGGATGAGTCCACCGATCTCGATGCTGTCTGGAAACCGGGGCTTTTCCCCAGTTGCCATGATCTGGATTTCGGGATGCTCAGATGCCTTCACAGGCTCCCAACCTTCGCGGAGTTTTGCGGAAACATGGCCCGGGTCGGCGGTGCCAAGAGTGCTGATACGGATCCAACGGAACTCGTAACCATCCTCCGGGTTGGGGCTCGGCAGCAGTTCAGGTGGCATCCACTGCTTGGGACGCTCCATCTTTGCTCGGGTATCCAGATCTCGGGGGATTCGATTTTCAGCCATTTTGTTTCCTCAATTCTTCCGCAACCTGACGTGCATAGACTTCCAGAGGGAGGCCCAGACGCTTGGCGAGGTTAACTTGTGATTGGGTCAGCACGATTTTCTTGGGCGCGGTGCTGCGGGAAGCGGGTGCCACGACGTTTGACTTCTTTGCTACCTTTTCCGAGGGGAAAGCATCGGGGAAAAGTTGCCGTACACGACCGTTGATGCGGTCATAGTACTCATCACTCGTCGGATCCACCCCACTTTCTACAAGTTTGCGATGAACCGTTATGGCTACTGCGGTCATTTCGTCATCGACGCCGAACCACGGATTGGCTTGTTGCCACGCACGGGCTTTCGGATCGACCGGAGCAGTTTCCTTAACCGGTTGTGAATCGGGTTGTACCACAGGTTTTTCCTGCTGTACAGGTGCCGGTTTGAAATTATTGACCCGTTCGGCCTTGATCTTGGCAGCGGTCAGGGCTTCCTGGGCCTCTACAAGGCGGTCGGCATCCCCAGATTCGTACGCATCACGGTATTTCCGTTTGGCGTCCTCAATCTCCGTGGCCACCACCTTCTTGGCCTGTTCCAGAAGGGCTTGTTGGGTCTGGCCCTGGGAACTCTGGAGTTTCTTGTTCTCCTCCATGAGTTGTTGGGCAAACCGTACAGCCTCCTCTCGCTCACGGAGCGCGGCTTCTTTTGCCCGACGCTCATCGTGATAACCCTTAGAGAAGTGCTGAATGCGCTTCTTAACCCCGTCTGAATACTGGGCCAGTTCGTCATCCGTGACTTCGGCAGGGGGCTCCTTCATGGGAGCACGGCCACGGTCCTCCGGGGGAGTATCGTCAATGACCTCAATATCGCCGTCACCTTCGACTTCGATCTGGATCTCGTCTTTCTCTTCCTTGACCTTCTCGTCAGGGAACTTGAACTCGTTTTTGTCGAGCGGCATACGTCCTCCTTATGCCCGTGAGATGCCACGGGGATCTTCCACCACGGCTTCCACAGAATCGTCGTTGATGATGCGGAACTCCCGACCGTGAATCTTCACGCGGGTGCCCGTGTTGGGTCGTACCAGAACGAAGTCCCCAGGCTTGCACGACGGCCCACTGGGGAAGCGGGTTTTGTCGCCATAAGCGTCTGGCCCCACCTTCATCACAAACAGCACGGGAGACATGACTTCTTCGAAGTGCATGGTCTGACCAGCCTTAACGATCCCGCTCTCATACTCACGGTCAATCTCCGGTAGCGCACAGAGAAGGTGGTAGGTTGCAGGATCGGGAAGTTGTTTGGCCTTCTCTTCTGCTGTCTCCGGTAGCGTAGTTGGCACGGCATCTTCGCCGGTACTAAGGAGGATTTCACTCATCGTCGCTTTGCTCCATTCGTCGCACGAGGTCGGTTATGAAAGCATGTGCAACCGAGAGACCCCGGATCTCGCCGCACATGGATTTGTATTCGGAATAGTCTTTGGCGGTGCCATCGACAACAGCCCGTGCAATAGCCTCACGGTGTTCTTCGATGTCCTTGAGCACCACGGAAAACGCAGTGGTTGCCATGTTCACTCCTTGTTAAGCGGTTGGTACGTGATGTGATCCATACCGGCATGCTTTGCCCAAACACGGATGTAGTTGCAGATTGGACGCTCAGTGCACGTGTCGCACTTCTTGTTGGTCCCGCTTGCATTACCACCGTGCCAACGATGTTTGTAAAGAACGTACGGCACCCGCATGAACGGGTACTTTTCTGCGATCTGCATGAACAGATCACCATCCTCACAGGCGCTAATCAACTTAGTGTTGTACCCGGCAGTCGTGTCGTACGCAGACCGCCTGTACATACCGAAGTGACGCCAACCAAAGTGAGATAGGTTCTCTTCAGGCTCTTTATTGGCGTGGTACTGATAGACCACACCATCACCGTTCATCCAGGCGTTGTCAGACTGGAACAGCGCCACGTCAGGATGCGCATCTGCGACCTCCACCATGGTGGCAACAGAGTATGGGTAAAGTTCATCATCACCATCAAGATGGCAGATTAAATCTCCAGTGCTAACCGCAAATGCGGCTGCTCTGTTACCCGGAATACCCAGACGCTTGGGGTTCTGGTGACACTTGATACGTGAATCAGATTCGGCTAAGGCTTGCGCCAACTCCCACGTCCCATCCCTTGACCCATCATCACTGATGATGAGTTCCCAGTCTTTGTAAGTCTGCTGCTTCACGCTATCAACGGCGGCTTTGACGAACTGCACGCTGTTGTAGGTCAACATCAGGATGGAAACGCGGGGGTTGCTCATTGCTTCGGTGCCTGCCGGGGCTTCATCATGGTCTTGACCACATCAGCGCGGATCTTCTTGTCTGCCTGACGAGTCTGATTGGCCTGACGCATCTGCTCCTTCTGCATCTCCACGGCGATGCGCTCACGCTCCAGGCGAATCTTCTCCTGTGCGATCTGGAAGTCCCGCTGCGAGTCCTGCTCTTTGCGCTGCAACTCCTGAGCCTTGAGGGCGAGTTCCTGTTGCTGCATCTGAAGCGCAGGGTTCTGAGCCATCTGTTGGGCTTGAGCTTGTTGAGCCTTACCCATGTTGGTCTGAAGAAGTTGCTGTGCAGCCTGAGCCACCAGACGTGACAACTGCACCTCGGTGTTCTCGTCCAACTCAGCATCAGGCGGAGTCATGGGCACGCCCAACTGCTCCTCGATCTGACGACGATAAGCAAACGCCATGTGCTCTGCGACGTGAGCCATGATGGCTGCGCCCATCTGCTGCGCCATCGGCGACTGGCCAATCATCTGAGCCACCATCGGATCCTGCAACAACGCCATGTGCGTGGCGATGTGTGCCTGATGATCTTGGTAGATGAATGCTTTCGTCGGCTTGCCCGTGAGGAAACTCATGTTCTCGCTGATCGGATCGCGGGGCTTCTGATCCTCCTCGACCGGCACCAACTTCTCGGCGTTCTTGATGCCCAGGACTTCAAGCATCTGACGGTGCAGGTTAGGCAGGTCGTAGATCTGCGGTGCACCTTGAGCCAACTGGAGCGCGGCTTGGTACTGCATGATCCGCTGCGCCATCGTAGAGGCATTAGGATCAGAGACCGGAATCACCTCAACGAGGTCATAGTCAGCCTGCTTGGCTGCGACGTTACCGCCTACGGGGACGTAGGAATAGTCCTCCGGCATGTAGTCCCTGATGATCTGCTTGAGCAGACGGAACTCCATCTTCAGGCTGTCATGCACACGGGCCTGCACCGCGCTCATGGTCTTGAGTTGGCGCTCAAGCAAGGCAAGTGTGGTGCCCACCGGAGCCTGGGCCGACATGTCGCTGATGTTCAGGTCAGCGATAGCGGCTAGGCGACGACCCTCATCGGTGATCTTGTCAAGGAGTCCTGCCAGAACCTGACTCGGTTCTTTGTACGGCAGGTGCATGATGTTGTCACGGATCGTGCCGGACGGGACATCTACATCTCGGAACTCACCCGGGGCGATGGGGGTGTCGTCACCTTTGACTCGGAGTCCACGGGACTTGAGACCGCCCGGGAGGTTGCTGAGGGTACCGGCGTCAACCAACTGGCGAATAATCGCGGTCCCTGCACGAGCATAGCCACCAACAATATGAATGAAGCCAAGGCCATAAGCACCAAAGCCAGGGATATAAGTGTACTGAACGAAGTGCTGTCGTTTGAGGTGTCGCTCATCGCCTTCCTCCCAGTTACGTCGGATTGCCAGAACCTTCTGTGACCCCCGATCAATTGTGATGATGTACGGGTATGCAACCCCATCCTCACTCTCGTAACCGGGCATGTCCCAGTCCACATGAATCTCAAGCACCTGATACCGGTCGTCGTCGGTCAGGGTGTAGCCACCTTCCTCGGCTTTCTTCTTCTCGATGTCCGTGAAGATTCGCACCGGCTCGCCCAGTTCCACCTCCCGGTAGAACCCGACAGCCATCAGTTTCTTCAGGTCATTCTCAGTCTTGCGCATGACGTGCGTGACCCGCTCGGCCTTGTACACGTTTGACGCGCCATACGGCATGATGATGTCTTCAGCCGGGATGAACGGTGCAGTCTGCCGCCCGATAGTCGGGTCGTAGTACACCTTCTTGAACGCTGATCCTGCCAAGCCCAGGTTGTAGAGCATGCGCTCATGTTCGGGCCGGTACTCGATCATCTCGTCCGTGAGGCGGTAGTTCATGTCGTCACGAACACGCTCTGCGGCATCCTCGTTCTCACGAGTGACTTCACCAATGATCTGAGTCTTCACCGGGCCTTGAGCCGGGAATGTCTCGGTGATCATCTCGGACTGAAACCGGATCGCCGCTTCCGTGAGGATGGGTGAGTACACGCCACACGCACCGAGCCAGGGCTCTGCACGCTCCTCGTACTTCATCCCCAGGACTTCCAGACCCTTGACGTACATGTCGGCCCAGTCCTTGCGGCTGCTGATGTCAGCATCCACCAGACCAACCAGTTCGGATGCCAAGTTCTCCAGGGCACCCTCCTCCATGTATTCGGCGAGGTTTGCGTCGAATGACTCGTCACCCTTTGTTTCTTCCTCGGGCTCCAGATCAATCTCGACCCCACCAGCCACGATCCTCATGGACTCGGGGTTCTCGACCTCAATCTCCAGAGCAGGCTCTTCAGTCAGCATGTCGGGGTCCAACGTGGTCAGACCCTTGTCAATGTTTGTAGCCATGTGAATCCTCAGTAATACCCCGCCCTACGCGGACTTTTGAAATAGCGAATCTCATCCTTCTCGTCGGTAGGCAGGCGAATGAAGCCGCCCTGACGGAACCGCATGAGGGCCATCACCGTGGAGTCCACCAAGTCGTCGTTAGTCATGAACGGAAATCCTGCGATTTCTTCTACGACTTCCTCGGCCCAACGTGTCTGTGGAACCCAACACAACCCAGACTGCACGATGTCAGCCACCGAGTTTAGACGCGCTAACTTGTCACCGCTACCCCGGTGTGGTGTGTATTCCTGCACCGGCAAGCCCATGCGGCGCATCTCCTGATACAGGGCGGTACCGGCAGATTTCTTTTCCACGATGAACGAATCAGGCTCCCACTCCTTGTATTCCTCAAGGGCAAGTTTCTTGAGTTCAGGAAACTCCAGACGCTTTTTGATGGAGTTGAGCAGGATGATGGAGTGCCGGTCTTCTTCCTCATTGAAGAACACGCCCCACGTGGTTAGCGCGGTGAAGTCAGCACGGTTGTTTGTCTCGGCAGCGGCGTCCAAAGACATGATGATGTACTCGCACGAGGGCGGATCCTCGGACTTCCACTCCTGCCACCAATCACGCTTGATGACGGATGCTTCTTCTGCGGTGGGGTTCTGCTGATACTGGGCGTTCCACTGGAACACCGGCATAGACGCCTTGGTACGGTACAGCGCCTTGAGATCAAAGAACTCAGGCCAGAGCGGTTTTTCTATTGTTTTGTCAGGATCTGACGGGCTTGGGACGTTGAGAATGGCAGGAAACTCTACAACTTCATACTGATCGGCATTCTCATTCTGGGCCATGTCACGGGTGACACGACCTGTCAGATCATCCAAATGCCACCGTGTCTGCACGATGGCCACACGTCCACCCGGCATCAAGCGCGTTCTTGCGCCGTAAGTAAACCACTCGTAGGCTTTTTCGAACACGTCGAAGTTGCCATTGATGATGTCCTGCTCGTTGTGTGGATCATCAACCAATAACAAGTCAGCACCACGTCCAGCAAGTGCGGATCCGACACCGCACGCAAAATACTCACCGCCAAAGTTGGTGTTCCACCGCCCTGCGCTCTTGGAGTCCTGCGCCAACGATACGGTGGGGAAGACCTGCCGGTACAAGTCAGTGTCGATGATGTTTCGCACCTTCCGACCGAAGTCCACGGCCAGATCCGTGGTGTGCGACACCATCAGCACCTTCTTGTTTGGGTACTTCCCGATGAACCATGCAGGGAAGTAGATGGACACCAACTGGGATTTGCCATGGCGGGGCGGCATGTTCACGCACACCCGGTCCTTGCTCCCCTCGGCGATGTCCATGAGCAGGTTAGCCAGACGCCGATGGTGCTTGCCCACCTTGTAGTCGGGCTGCATGTGCTTGCAGAACTCGATCAGGTCGTTATGGCACCGGGCTGCGTGCTGCCGTTCCTCCAAAACGGAGGCGATTTTCAGGATCTCGGCCTGTTCTTCGGGCGAAAAGTGGTCGATGTTGTCCAATAACTGCTGAACTTCCTCTGAAGAGAAGTCCAGGGCGGCGGAAAGCGCCGTTTCAGTCATCAGAGTCCTCGATTTCGCTCTCGGGCACCAGGGTCTCGGCGTTTTTCGGCGTATCCAGACCCAATTCCGCGTCCACGTCGATGATCTCCCCACCCAACTGCACCGGTTTGGTCAGTTTCACGAGTTTCTCGCGCAGTTTTGCACGCAGTTCGTCCGTGGACTGGTGGGTAACCGTGACTTCTGTCTTGTCGGCGAAGAGTCCCACGTCCGAAACCTTGCCCAGGAGTTCCAAAGCACGGATTCTGATGCGCGGATCGGGGTTCTGAGACTCCTCGATCAGTCGGTTTGTCACCGTGTGGCGCAACTCCACGGCGTGGGTGACCACTGCACGCCCATACTCATCCAGATAAGACCGGATGTTGACCAGGGATGCGGGGGTTAGGGTCGATGCACGGACATGGGTGACCTGTGCCGACGTGGTTTGCGGGTCTGCTGCGTAAGAAGACAACAGTGCAGCGGCAGTTTCTTTGTCTTCCTGTGACTCCTGCACCTCCAGTCCATGCTCTTTGAGCAGTTCTATAGAGGCGCACGCTGCCCTTGCGCGTTCACGCAGGTCTACGTAGTCCGTATCGGGCGGGATCTCGATGCCGAGTTCCACAGGAATTTCAATTGTCATGCGCAAGCCAACGGAGGGTTAGCCGAATGCAGCGGAATGTAGCACAAGATTTTTTGTTTTGGGAAGGAGGTTGGGACTCCTACCGGGGGGTGTTTCTATATAGAGGGGGTGGGTTAGGGTTTACCCTGGGATAATTAAGGGGGGAGGGGGTTGTTTGTGTGGAATAGCATGCCTAGACGCGCGTGGGGCCCACGCTGCCAATATGCCCTCCCCCCAGGTGGGTGGGGTCGCGCCGCGCCGGATTCGGTTTTCTCCTGGCCATGGCCATGCGGCGCTGCCGCGCTGCGGCCCTCGCGCCAGAATCTAGTCGCCGACTAGATTATCTGATTGTGTGTTTCCCTTGCGGATCGTGTCAGAACATCCTACAGTTCAATCACTGCGGCACATTCCGTGACGCAGACAACCCTGATCTTGAAAGGATCTGATCATGAACGCAACCGTTAAGTTTCCCTCCGCTGCCACGTGCACCATTGTGATTGACGCCCTCAAGGGTGACGTGACTCAGTCGAATCGTTGGAAGAAGGCCGCAGACGCCCTCAGTGCTGATGGCGTCACGGCAGCATCCCTGGCCACCGTGAAGAAGGGTGGCAATGAGGATCTGCGCACCTTTGTGAAGGCCAAGATCGTGATGCCCTCATTCACTGCCGCTGAACAGCGTTTGCTTGAGACCCCCACGAAGGGTCTGAGTGATGAGAAGAAGGGCAAGAAGGCCACCCTTCAGATGGACGTGGGTTCGCGCCTCAGCAAGATCGAGCGCCACCTGCAAGCCGCTGAGGAAGCCGCTGCCGCTGCCCTTGAGGGCGAGTCAGAGGGCGCAGGTGCGAAGAAGCCCACGAAGGAAGATACGTGGCGCAAGACCCTGAGCACCATTGTGGATCAGGCACAGAAGGCCGAGGGTGCGAAGGTCAACGATGTTTCAGCCTTCATCAAGGCACTCAAGGACGCTATCGCACGCATCCAGTAAGACCCTACCCTTTGAGCCCCGCTTCGGCGGGGCTTTTTTTTGCCCTAAGTTTTTTGGGTGGGATCTCCCCACCCTTGATGCCAGTGACTCACAGCAGCGGCGAGGGGCGCGGCGAACATTACGTGTGAGCCAGCGATCCCCCTGCGTCAGTGAACACCGTATAACAATCTAGTCGGCGACTAGAAAAAGATGATGCCAGTGACCTACAGAAGCGGCGAGTGGCGCGCAACAATGTTCGAACTGTTCGGTGATTGACGTGTTCGACTGTTCGGTTTTTGATCTGTACGACTGTTCGGTTTTTGGCTGCGTGAACTGTTCGGTTTCAACACGTGGCTGCGTTGTTATAGTTTGTAAAAATTTCGTATACAGTCTTACAGTAGCGGCAAATGTTCGAACAGTACCCCCATTTGTTCCACAAAGTGCGTACAATTTTGTTTCGTATCGCGGCGTGGCAGCGGTTAGCACCTGATGTGTAAATCTACATATCAGATTGCATCTATCTTTATCTAATCTTATTAAAATCTACATCACTTCTATACTGTTCGTTTTTTAAAAAAGAGGGTAGCGGGAAAATTTGCTCCACCCAAAAACGAACAGTTGCCGGTGCAGACTGTTCGGTTTCTCCACGCCGTTTTTTGGGAGAGCATTTTTTCGGCCAAAAAACGAACCATCGAACAGTCCTTATAAATCAAGCACTTGCACGCCCCCCATCAAGAACAGTCCAGTACACAATAAAACTCGACAGGCGCAACATACTGCATACTTATCAGTCTGTACTCAACCTTTATCATCTGACACTGAATCTACCAAGACTTGACAAGCAGTGCTGTTTGGTGTACACTACAGGCTGTTGAGTAGGAGTTCGCCTACACAACCCGAATCTAGTCGGCGACTAGAAATTTTCTCCAAGGACTGATCATGGAATTCACCTTCAACACCAACCGCATGTACGGCCCCGAGGGCCAGATCATCACCGTCACCTGGGACGCGACCACGGGCGTTGCCCGGTTCGATGACAAGACCCGGTGCATCAAGGGCGAGTTGACCAAGCGCATCCCCCAAGACCCCGAGATGCCGTGGACGCAGATCGAGATGCAAGCCATCGTCCTGGCTCAGTACGACCGCTGCCACTACAACACCATCTGACCCGGAGCCAACACCATGACCCGCCGAATGAAACCTACCTGCTCCCGATGCGGGGAGACCTTCTCCGCTGCACGCCGCAACGCCGGATACCACCTGTGCCTGTTCTGTGGCGATGACGCCGCACGGGAAGAACGCAAGGGATGGTGCATCGCCCCGATGCACAAGTCCAACTACATGCTGTTCACCAACCCCGCCGACCTGATCGGCATCAACAACAAAGGAGGGCTTGTCAAATGAAAGCCGAAACCACCCTGACCCGTGAGGACTGGATCATCCTGCGCCTGATCTATGCGGGGGTGGAAGCCGACCGCCAATTGCGTTTCAACCCGGAGTTTCACCGCGCCATGAGCGACCTGCTCAAGCGGTGCGGAGTTCGCGCCGTGCACGAGGCCATCCATCAACTGAACGAGGAGCAAGCATGAAACCCATCAAAACATCCAATGCCAACGCACGCCAGTACGTGCAGCGCCGTGAGGAGTTCGACGCAAGCAACACCTTTGCCCGGATTCTGCTCCCCTACGACAAGTGCCTGACGTATCGGTACGTGGTGTATTCCTATGGCGCGCACTTCCCCTTGTTCGTTGCAGAGTGGCACGGGGATGACGGCAAGGTGCAGTGGTACGAGACCACGGGCAGGTACAGCGTCACCACGTCCAAGCACAAGACCCAACTGCACCCACTGGAGCAGGCCATGCCCATGGACACGGACAGGATGCAAGTCCTAACCACCTACGGTATCGCCGGAGTCGCTGCGGGTATGGAAGCGGACGTGCCTTTCTAATCGTACCAAGAACTATCAAAGAGTTGACAAACGTATCAGATAGTGATACACTACAGGCTGTTGAGTAGGAGATCGCCTACTCAACGCCGGAGTCCATATTCAACGCAACAAGATCTAGTCGCCGACTAGAAAAACTCAAGGAAAGATCTCACCATGAACACCATCTCGACCCAAACTAATACTGCACCCGTCTTCACCGCCCCGAGCATCGCATCCTCAGCCGTGCTGATCGACATGAGCATCAGCGTGTGGACTGGGCGCAAGCACGACAAGCGTGCCTCGGAGGAAGTTGTCACCAAGAACAACGCCGCCAAGGGCGTGGCCAATGTGTCCAAGAAACTCCTCGGCGACTGCGCCGAATTGGACGCGGTGCAGAAGTTCGCAGCAAACGCACGCAACTCGCACTACGCCATGACCACGCCGTGGTCGGATCTCGGGCTGCGCATGTGCCCCACGGCGACATACATCAACGGGTACGAGAAGCAGATGAGTGGGTTGCAGCAGGAGTTCTACCGCCTTGTAGAAACTTTTTTATCCGCATACGACTGGGAGGTGCAGAACGCGCAGTTGAAACTCGGTGCCCTGTTCAACGCCGACGAGTACCCGACGACCGACTCACTGCGTGAGAAGTTCAAGTTCCGCTACACCCCCATGCCCATGCCCGAGGCAGGCGACTGGCGACTGGACGTGGAGGCCGAGGCAGCAGCATCCCTGCGCGACCAATACCAAAACTTCTACAGCGAGCAGTTCAAGCGTGCCATGGATGATGTGTGGCAGCGCACGTACGAGGCACTGTCCAAGATGAGCGAGCGCCTGGACTACGGCGACGACACAAACAAGAAGATCTTTCGGGATTCCCTGGTGAGCAACGTCAAGGACATGGTGCAGATGCTGACCGACTTCAATGTCACCGACGACCCGGTGATGCGCAATGCAGCACGCCAACTGGAGCATGCCCTGGAGGGTGTGACGCCGGAGGCATTGAGAGAAGACTCTTATCTACGAGCCCAAACGAAAAAACAAGTAGATGAGGTGCGCAAGACCATCGACAGTCTGGGACTGGGATGGTGAGACAACACGTACGGTAAACGTACCAATAACCAATCACACATCAACATCTTTCAAGGAACCAAGGAACCATCATGAAGCACAACTCTGCCATCTCCATGTACGCACTGAACCTCGATCAGATCGAGTCGGCCATCATCGCCGGAGGTGACAAGCGAACCATGCTAGTGCAAGGCCACATGGGTACGGGTAAGTCCTCACTTCTCAAGACCCTGAGCAAGCGCCTCAAGTCCCACACCCCGTGCTACTTCGACTGCACGACCAAGGACTTGGGCGACATCACGATCCCGCAGTTGCAAACCATTGACGACCAGGGGTTCGTGCGCTACGTGACCAACGAGGAGTTGGGTGTGCACCTGGGCAAGCCGATCATCCTGATGATTGACGAGTTCGGCAAGGCCAACCCCGCCGTGAAGAACGCCATGCTGCGCCTGATCTTGGAACGCAAGATTGGAAGTTACACCCTGCACGAGGACTCAATAGTTTTTGCCACCACTAACCTCGGTGCCGAGGGTGTGGGCGACATGCTGCCGCCGCATGCACGCAACCGGATCTCGGTGGTCACTGCACGCAAGCCCAGTAACTTGGAATGGATTGAGTGGGGTATCGCCAACGGCGTGGATCACACGTTGCTTGGATGGTGCAAGGACAACCCGCAACTGTTCCAGTCTTTCGAAGACATCGCCGAGCCGACCGATGCACAAGGCAACCCGACCAACCCCTACGTGTATCACCCACGTGTGCCGATGACTGCGTTTGTCACGCCGCGCTCACTGGAGGCTGCGTCTGACTGGCTGAAGGTGCGCGATGGGTTCGATGACCAGACCCTGACGGCAATCCTCATGGGCACTATCGGTGAGCGTGGCGCTATGGATCTCATGGCGCACGTGAAGATGGCCGACCAACTGCCCCGACTGGATGACATCAAGAAGGATCCCATGAACGCCAAGGTGCCCGAGTCCCCTGCTGCCGTGTGCATGGTGGTGTATCGCACCCTGTCTGTGATCGACCGCGACTGGGTGGACGCATGGATGACTTACCTGCTGCGCCTGGACAAGGAAGCCCAAGGCATGTTTGCCAACGGGGTGCGCACGCCCAAGTATCCCAAGCAGTCCATCGTGATGACCAACAAGAAGTTCACCGACTGGGCACGTGAGAACAACTATCTGTTCGCTGCGGACAAGAAGTGAGGTGTGAGATGAAGACGTTTGAAGTTGAGTTTCGCCGTACGTCCTACATCACGTACACCGTGGAGGCCGAGTCGGTTGAGGAGGCAGAGCGCACTGCGTGGATCGGCATACCCGACCACGAGTTCAACAACGCCGAGTGGGACGTGGAGTCCGTGACTGAAGTGAAAGGGGAATGACATGCTGATGATTGGTAAACAACTCACCGCCGAGCAGCGCCTGAACAAGGCGGTGATCGACATCATGGGTAACCCACGCTACATCGCACTCGCAGGGGTGGTGATGATCGGTGCACGCACCATCTCGGACAAGGTGCCCACTGCCATGACCAACGGACGTGATGAGGTGTATGGCCGTGCGTTTGTGGACATGCTCAACGATGCGGAGTTGCGGTTCCTTGTGCTGCACGAGGTCTATCACAAACTCTATCGTCACCTGACCACGTGGCGTCACCTGTATGACGAGAACGGGCGACTGGCAAACGTGGCGTGCGACCACGTGATAAATCTAAAAATACAAAATGAAAACCAAGACGGCTTCGCCACCATGCCTAAAGATAAAAAGACAGGCAAGTTGATAGGCGTGGCCGATCCTCGGTTCAGTGGCATGGACTCTGCCCAAGTGTTCAACATCCTAAAGGATGAGCAGGACGAGGACGGCGGAGAAGGTGGCGGTGATGGTGAAGGTGGCGAGGGCGGTGCCGAATCCAATACCGATGGTGGCTTGGACTCCCACGACTGGGAGGGTGCGGGTGATATGACCGAGGAGGAAGCCAAGGAGTTGGAGCGTGACATTGACGAGGCAATACGTCAGGGCGTACTGGCTGCGGGTAAGTTGGGCACGGGTGGTCGGCGTGATCTGGAGGACATGCTGCAACCCAAGGTGGATTGGCGTGAGGTGCTGCGTGAGTTCGTGAACCAGACCTGTGCGGGTAACGACTTCTCCACGTGGCGCAGGCCCAACCGCCGCTTTGTGTCCTCGGGTATCTACATGCCATCAGGTGTGAGTGAGCAGGTCGGCGAGTTGGTGATTGCCATCGACACGTCAGGCTCTATCGGTGGGCGTGAGTTGTCTCAGTTCCTGGGCGAGGTGTCTGCGATCTGTGAGACCGTGCACCCGAGCGCCGTGCGTCTGCTGTACTGGGACACGAGCGTGTGCCGTGATGAGCGGTACGAGGGTGAGCAGGTGCGTGACATTGCGAGGTCAACAAAGCCCGCCGGTGGTGGAGGCACAAGCGTGTCATGCGTTAACAAGTACATGGCAGAGCATGCGATCAAGGCGCAGGCAGTGATCGTTCTCACCGATGGTTATCTCGGCAACGATTGGGGATCATGGTCTCTGCCCGTGCTGTGGTGCATCATGGGATCGAACGCAACTGCGCCGCACGGCAAGACCGTGCACGTCAAAGACTAGGGTCAGGGGATTCATAGATTAGCAGGATGCGACAAGCCCGGTAGATGCGACCCGCAACCTGTGTGCACAACGGCCCCTTGACCCCAGATCCATGACCGTTGTGTGCATCCTTTCAACCACGAGGGGGGCGTGGAATCTACCTTTCCCCCCACCCATAACTTCATAAACATCTTTCAAGGAAACATCATGGCTGAGATCAATGGGTTCAACGGCATCTTCAAGCACGCCGATGCTGAGGTCGGTGCTATCAAGAAGTTCACTGAGAAGTTCATCACCAAGACCAAGGAAGCGATGGAGGCGGTGAATGAAGCGTTGCAGAGCGGACTGCTGCGCAAGGAGGAGGCGTTCCCGCATTGGTATCGCTTTGTCGATGACCTGCCCATGAGCAAGCCCCTGGCCGACTGGTGCGAGGAGTTGCGTGCGGTCAACCGCCGTGTGAAGTTCGGGTTGCGGCAGACGGGCATGCACTTCACATTTGGCCCGGGTAACCTGAAGATCCTCAACGAGGTGTGGATGTACCTGCCGGAGCAGCCGTACGCACTGATGCGCTTGGGCTATCGAGACTACTTCACCACGCAGGTGGGCGGTGGTTCGGAACGGTTCGGCATCTACACGCGCCTGATCCAGAACGGCAAGTACAACACCGACAACGAGCAGCACTGCATGTCGCTCACTGAGAAGTTCGACCGTGCTGTGGTCAACGCCAAGAAGTACATGCGCCAGTACACGCCGCAGGAGTTGGTGCGCATCAAGTTGGGTGACTTTGCCAACAACGTAGCGAACGAGACCTACTCATTCAACAACGAGGCGTCAGGTGCTGACGGCGCGGTGCGTACGCACGATGCGCTGTTGCCTGAGTTGTCCTACCTTGTGGACAGTGGGTACGAGTTCAAGTCGGGGCAATTGCGTGAAGCCGTGGTGAATTGGATGGCGAAACACAAGGCTGCGCAGGAGCATCGTGCCCGTGCACGCCATGCTTGGTTTGTACATGTGTACGAGAGGTTCGACAAGCAGTACTTCGATGTCATCGAGATGTTCGACGTGCACAAGAAGAACAACCCGAGCATCCAGTCCTCACGTACCTACACGGCTGATGACATGCCCGAGGAGATCATGGGTAAGTTGTCTGTGCTGACCATGGTGGACGTGGGGCACCGGGTGTCGGACGTGGGTATGCGTGCGACCGAGACAACCTTCTATGTGGAGCGTGTGTGATGTGGGATATACGAGATGCATTGCGCGTGGAGATCGCGCAGATGTTGAACGAAGGAAAGAAGGCAGAGCACAAATCAAACCCTCGGGCGCAAGCACAGTGGGCGAAGCAGTTGGATATGTTCTTGGTGATGATAAGCAACGAGGATGCTGACCTGCCTTCATGCGCTGACGATTACACCTATCGCGTGAACATCGAAGCAGATGGATCAATCCACATCATCTGTTTCGGGTTGCCAACTGTTGACAGCAACTGCGAGGGCCACTACGATAAGGCTGACGATCTACCCAACTGGGTACAAGACCGTCTTGCTATTCTGATGATGACACCGAACGTGAAACCCACCCCGGACATCCGTGGTGTTGGAAGACGCATCTCGGGAAGTGTGTTTTGGATTTACGCCCCAGACCACACTCCCGAGGAAGACGCACGTGCATAAGTTTGTTAGTGCCGCACTAACATTTTTCTGGAGAGACCAATGAGAAAGAAGATGACTACCGCCGCCAAGATTCGCCGAATGTTGGCAAAGGGCTATGAGCCCAAAGAGATTGCACGCCGACTGGACTGCCCCGTGCAGCAGGTCTACACCGTGCGCTATCACGAGAACCGCAAGATGGGAATCGGTGCGCTTGTCACTGAGACCCCTGCGCCGATTCCTGTGGTGGGTGTGGCTACGCCCAAGAAGCGTGGCCGTCCGCGCAAGGAGACAGTTGATACCAGTGACAGAGAGAAGATGGAGTCGATGCGCGTGGCGATGCCCGTGGTCATCCCGACCAAGCCTTCCCTGTGGCAACGTGTGAAGGAGATGTTCCGTGGATGACAAGCAAGCCGCCGAACTGCTCGGCAAGTACTTCCAAGATGTGCAGACCACCGCGCTCAAGTTGGTCGATGCACTGAGTCAGATGGACGTGTCATCAGATGTGAAGAACGCTGCACTGGCCATGGCCCTGGCACTCTCGACAAAGCAAGCAGGGATGAGCGAGGAGGAGTCCATCAAGAGGTTTGGCATGTCATTGAGGCACGTGCACACGAGGAGGCCCACATGGCAATGACACCCGAGGCCAAGGTCAAGAAGGTTGTCGTGGCACAACTCAAGGCTCTGGGCGCTTACTACTTCTACCCCGTCACGAGCGGGTATGGGAGCAGCGGCGTGCCGGACATCGTGGGTTGCTACGCAGGCACCTTCTTTGGGATTGAGTGCAAGGCAGGGAAGAACACACCGACCCCGCTACAACAAAAGAACCTGGACGAGATCAACAAGGCCGATGGCATTGCCTTCGTGGTGAACGAGGACAACATGCACGAGGTCAAGGAACTTCTGGAGAGACTGGCATGAACACAAAACTTCTGAGCATGGCACGCCGCCTGTGGAATGCGGATCACGCACCCACCGAGGTCAACCGTAGAAACCAACGACAGTGGGCCCGTGCGGTTCACCGACTGGGGGACAAATGGCTACTCGCAACGTACGTGCAAAAAAAGACAGGGCTGCACTAGAACAGCCTCCGATGGTCTGGCCTTTCCCAACGTGGAAGGGTCAACCGTATAAGCAACCGAAACCCAAGAGACCTAAATCAGTGGTAACGCCGAAAGCCCCGTGGCCCGAGGCACCTTTCTAACTTTCAAGGAGAAGCCATCATGGCTCTACATACAAGCATCGTGAACGTCACCCCCGCCACCGCCCGTGCGTGGCTCAAGAAGAACACCCTCAACCGCAACCTGCGGGATGAGACCGTATCGAAATACGCCCGAGACATGAAGGAGGGCAACTGGGAAACAACCCACCAAGGGATTGGTTTCTACGACGACGGCACCCTGGCCGATGGACAACACCGCCTGCACGCAGTGGTTCGTGCAGACGTGCCGGTGAAGTTTGTAGTAACCCACGGGATCCCGCGCAACGCCGGACAGGTCATCGACCAGAACGCCCCTCGCCTCACACATGATGCGATCCGTATCGGTGGTGGGCCGGGTTGGATTGACCGGGACATCGTGGCGATGGTGCGCTTCATCCTCAACGGCATGGGCGACGACAGCAAGCCTCGGTCAGTGCCTGAGATCGTGGACTACGCCGCACGCTACGAGCAGAACCTTCAGTATGCGCAGGCGCTGGCCCTGGTGAAGAAACGCAACCTGACAAGTTCAGGCATCGTGGCATCGTACTTCTGCGCCCTGGAGGCAGGTGTGCCGTACGAGATCATCAAGCGGTTTGCCGAGATCATGCACAAGGGTGAGATCAACGGTGCATCTGAGAACGCTGCGATCCGGCTGCGTGAGTACTTGATCAGCGAGGGTGGCCGCGCATGGATCGGGCAAGAGCGGGTGCACACCACAAAGAAGGTGCAGCGTGCCATCCAGTTGTTCGCCGAGGGCAAGCCCACTGCCAAGTTGTACACGCCCGAGGCCCTGATCTATCCGATCCCCCAATGAGACCCAAGGAGACACAGCGTGAAAAACATCCACATGACCTGCCTCAAGTTCGCCACGGGCATTGCTCTGTTGAGCGCCATCGTCACCTCACTCCCCGCGTTTGCACGAGCAGGCACCCTGCTCAAGTGCGACTTCATCAGCACCCAACAAGGGCCGCGATACGTGGGTACCTACTGCGTGGACTACAACTGCCAGTACACGGTGACCTATGTGTTCACGTCCTATTGCCCCTTCATGAAGCCGTGAGGTGCACCATGCAACGCTACGAAGACGACGGCATGGAGGAGTTGGGGTGGCTTGTTGCCATGCTGATGGCGTTGGGCTTCCTGTTTTTCTCCCTGGTGTATTTCCTTCACTGGGCGGGGTGGTTGGTATGACCCGCGACGAGATCATCGACATGGCAAACAAGGCGCACGCCTACATCGACCGTCACTTCCTAGTCGCTTCTAGCACGGGCATTGCTTCGTTTGAACACTTTGCTCGACTGGTGGCTGAACGAGAGCGTGAGGCAGTGCTCGACACAATTGACGAACTCATGGGCATGGAGCGTGAGCGTCACCCCATGTTTTCCGAAGGCTACGACCACGCGCTGTTGCATCTCAAAGAGTTTGTTAGCGCAAGGGGAACGAAATGACTGTTGAAGAACTGCTTGCCTTGCTCAAAGGCATACCCCCAGATACGCCTCTAATGATCATTATCGGAGATGAAGATACAGGCTACGCCTTAGATTCGGTGCGGTACCAAACAGGTGAGGACGTAGACGGCGGTGTTTTGTTTCTAAAGGGGGAGTGACGTGAGCGGTGATCACAACGCAAATCAGAAGCCCAAGCAGACCAAGGAAGAGCGTGAGTATCACCGCAAGCGGGGGGCCGAGATACTGGCGCAGATACAGAAGGCCAGGGAACCGAAGCAACACGTGTCTGAGAGATCAGTGCGGGTGACCATTGGCATGATGAGAAGTCTCGCAAGCAACATCCCCATCAGTCCGTTCCACCTACACGCCGCAGATCAGATGGAGCGCATGTTGGAAGAACTAATTCAACTGAGGAAAAGAAATGACCGACAAGAAACTTGAGATCGTGTTTGCACCCGGTGCTTTCGACAACTTCGAAGGCACGCAGGAAGAACTTGATGCGTTAGTTGCCGGGATCAAGCAGATGATGGAAGACGGCACGCTGTTTGAGAACTCAGAGGAGGTGTCGCCCGAAGAAGCCGAGATGGTTTGGCAAAAGGTTGGAGATCGAAAGGATCGGCAATGAGACACATCGAACTACTGAAGAAATGTCATGCGTTGCTACGCCGCGTGGACACCGTGACGACCGAGGGTCGAGTCAGTCAGGATGGTGACCGCCTCGCAAAAGAAATCAATGACTACCTCAATGACCTACACACAGCCGCCCAACCCCAAGGGCAAACGACAGATCAAGATCAACGCCATCCTGCAAGCGCAACTGATTAAGTTGTTGCTTGAGGGTACGTACACCTGCACCGAACTGGCCGAGATGACAGGGCTGCACTACGTGACCGTGCTCCAGTACACACGGGAACTTCACAGGGCAGGTGCAGCCCACATCGCCGGGTGGGAGAAGGATGTGCGTGGCCGCGATCTAGCGAAAATCTACAAACTTGGTGAGGGCAAGGACAGGCCACGTCAGAAGAAGACGCAGGCCGAACGTCAGATTGCCTACCGCGCCAAGAAGAAGCAGATCAAGATCATGGAGTTGATTAGATGCAGTGCCCTGAATGTGGCAGCAATGCCCACGCCCTTGAAACCCGAAGAACCGCAAATGGCTTGAAGCGAAGGAGATACGAATGTCAGACGTGCGCGTTTCGATTTACGACAGTGGGGACGCCGGAAGACCTGCGGCTGGACCTGCACAACAACCCACACCGTCACGAGCAAACGATACGCAAGTCGCGGGTGACCACTACAAACAATTCAAATACGAAACCTGGGATGTCATCCTCGACTGGGGGCTTGGCTACTTGGATGGCAATGCTGTCAAGTACCTCAGCAGGTGGCGACACAAGAACGGAATAGAAGACCTGAAGAAGGCTCGACATTACATCGACAAGTTGATTGAAACCGAAACGGAGAGAGCACGTGCAACTGATCACCCTTGACTTTGAGACCTACTACGACCGCGACTACTCACTATCCAAGATCACGACAGAGGAGTACGTGCGCAGTGACTTGTTTGAGGTCATCGGTGTTGGCGTGAAGGTGGACAACGGCGAAACCCAGTGGGCGAGTGGCACTCATGAAGACATGCGATCTTGGCTTAGGAGTTCGTTCAACTGGGACAACGCCATGGTCTTGGCGCACAACACCATGTTCGACGGCGCTATCCTTAACTGGCGGTTTGGTGTTCGCCCTCGCGTGTGGCTTGACACTCTGTGCATGGGCCGCGCTGTACATGGCGTGGAGGTCAGTGGCTCCCTCAAGGCACTCGCCGAGCGGTACAACCTGGGCGAGAAAGGCACGGAGGTTTTGAACGCCCTGGGCAAGCGCCGCTTGCACTTCACCGACGAAGAACTTTCACGGTACGGTGACTACTGCATCAACGACGTGGAGTTGACCTACAAGTTGTTCAACCGCATGGTGCGACAGTTCCCGAAGCAGGAGTTGCGTGTCATCGACACGACCCTACGCATGTTCATCGAGCCGAAGTTGGAGTTGGATCTGTTGCGTCTTGAGCAACACTTGGCCGAGACCCGCATGCGCAAGGAGAAGTTGTTGTCCGAGTGCGGCGTGGAGAAGGAAGATCTGATGAGCAATCAGAAGTTTGCTGAGTTGCTCAAGACGTTTGGTGTCGAGCCGCCTACGAAGACCAGTCCGACCACGGGTAAAGAAACCCTGGCGTTTGCCAAGAACGATGAAGCCTTCCTTGCACTGGCCGAACATCCTGATGACAGGGTGCAAGCCTTGGTGGCTGCTCGCCTGGGGACTAAGAGCACACTGGAAGAAACAAGGACGCAGCGGTTCATCGACATCGCCAAGCGTGGCACCTTGCCTGTCCCGATCCGGTACTACGCCGCACACACCGGACGGTGGGGAGGTGACGACAAGATCAACCTGCAAAACCTGCCGAGCCGTGGAGACAACGCAGGCAAGTTGAAGAAGGCAATCCTTGCACCCGAGGGTCACATCATCATCGACGCCGACTCCTCACAGATCGAGGCCCGTGTGCTTGCGTGGTTGGCAGGACAAGATGATCTGGTCGAGGCATTCGCTCAGGGTAAGGATGTCTACAAGAAGATGGCTGCTGCGATCTACGGCAAGCCCGAGGAAGAGATCGAGAAGCCCGAGCGGTTCATCGGCAAGACCACGGTGCTTGGTGCAGGCTACGGCATGGGCGCTGCTAAGTTTCAGATTCAACTCAAGACCATGGGTGTGGAGGTGGACTTGGATGAGTGCCGCCGCATCATCGACATCTACCGCAGGACAAACGACGCCATCGTGAGGCTGTGGCGTCAGGCTCAGAACGTACTGGTCAACATGTCACGGGGTGACGCCGCACAACTGGGCCGCCCGGGGGTGTTGCAAATCCTGCCCAACGACAACGCGATCAAGTTGCCCTCGGGACTGCTGATGCGCTACGACGACCTGAAGTTCTCGGAAGGCGAGAAGGGCGTGGAGTTCCACTACCAGACCCGCAAGGGCCGCACCCGCATCTACGGGGGCAAGGTCATCGAGAACGTCTGTCAGGCTATCGCCCGGTGCATCATCGCCGAGCAGATGCTACGCATTCAGAAGAAGTACCCCGTGGTGATGACGGTGCATGACGCCATCGCCTGTGTGGTGCCGGAGGCTGAAGCCAAACGTGCCCAGGAGTATGTCGAGGAGAGCATGCGATGGGTACCCGCGTGGGCAGAGGGTCTGCCCGTCAACTGTGAATCTGGAATGGGAAAAAGTTATGGCGACTGCTGAAGTGATTGACTACGCCTATCCGGCCATGATGGCTGAGAAGGCACTGAAGGCGCTGCACGATGCGGTGCTTGAGAAGAACTACATCGAGGCCCGTGAGCAAGCCCTGATGACAATCAAGTGGGCAGCGGAGGCGCACGCCGCGCTGAAGGTCATGGAGAAGGAAGATAGGAAGTGAGCATCCCCGCATGGTCTTTCTCTTCGATCAAGTTGTTCGAACAGTGCCCGAAGAAGTTTTACCACCTGCGGGTGGCACGGGACTTCAAGGAGGATGACAACGCCGAGCACCTGCTGTACGGCAAGCGGTTCCACACCGCAGCCGAGGAGTACGTCCGTGATGACACCCCACTGCCTGAGCACTTCAAGTTTGTGAAGGGCGCCCTCGACAGCCTCAAGAAGATTCCCGGTGACAAGTACTGTGAGTTTGAGATGGGGCTGACCGAGAACCTTGAGCCGTGTGGGTTCAGGGATCCGAACGTCTGGTTCCGTGGCATCGCCGACCTGCTGATCATCAACACCGCAACGGGTGAGGCCCGGGTGGTGGACTACAAGACCGGCAAGAGTGCGAAGTACGCGGACACCGGGCAGTTGGAACTCATGGCCTTGTGCGTGTTCAAGCACTTCCCTGATGTAAAACGTGTCAAGGCAGGGCTGCTGTTCGTGATAGCCAACGCCTTCCCAAAGGCTAACTACTCACTGGAGCAGGCACCCGTGCTCTGGCAGAAATGGATCCGAGACCACGACCGGATGAAGTTGGCATACAAGACCAACGTGTGGAACCCCAAGCCCAGTGGACTGTGCCGTAAACACTGTGTAGTATTGTCATGCCCTCACAATGGAAGGAATGGATAATGAGCCTAACTCCCGACACTTTTTATCGCGGCCCCGCAACCTGCCGTGTGTGCGATAAACAAATGCACGTCAACGATGTTGGTGTCACCTACCACACGTACGGCAAAGGTAAAGATGATCTGCTGTTCTGTGCACCGTGCGCGATGAAGGTCGTGGCATCAGTGGCGCAGGATGTTTGCCGGGTCGAGGGGCATCACATCAACCACAGTTTTGCCTACTACGAAAAGTTCAAGGACGCCCAGAGCAGTCTACGCCGCCACGCCGCTGCGTTCGACAAGTTGGCAGACCAGATGCGTCTGCACGCCGAGTCGTTGGACTATGCCCGTGGGGTCACCCCAGTCAAAGAGTAGCGACCATGCCCTACGTCAATAAGCCCAGGCCGTACAAGAAAGAGTACGCTCAACAGCAGGAGCGGGGTGAACTCCCCGACCGGATGGAGCGACAGCGTGCACGGCGCACACTGGACAAGAAGGGCGTGGACCGCACCGGCAAGGATGTCTCCCACAAGGTGGCTCTGGCCAAGGGCGGTAGCAACAAGGACGGTTACTTCTTAGAGGCACCGTCCAAGAACCGTGCACGCAACGGGCACGCAAAAAAGAAGTAGAAGACCGCTTGACGCCGGGGGCGTGGCGGGATAGATTGCCTTGGTTGGTGGTCGGGCTTACTCCCTCGCGGTGCGTGATAAGAGATCGGCGCACGGCTAACCGGTTGAGGGCTCTCTTGTTCCCCTTGACCGCCAACGTCTAACACCCTGGAAGACCGCTTCCAGGGTGCGGCGCATTGGAGTGAGATCAGTTGGACATCATCGACAACAAGGCACTGCTCTTGACCCTGCGCAATCCGCAACGGGTCACTACGGTCATACCTAAGAGCAAAGAACTACCCAATAACCAAGTGCTGGTTAAGTGGGGGCTGGACGAGGCCCAAGTCCTCAAGAACCTCAAGATCAGGAACGTGCCCTCACCCATCCTGGGGCACTACAACTGGCCCGGGAAGCACAAGCCCTTCGACCACCAGAAGGACACCGCTGCATTCCTCACCCTGCACCGCCGTGCGTTCTGCTTCAACGAGCAAGGCACGGGCAAGACGGGCAGCGTCATCTGGGCATCTGACTACCTGCTCAAGCAAGGCCGCATCAAGCGCGTACTGGTGATTTGTCCCCTGTCCATCATGGACAGCGCGTGGCGTGCAGACCTGTTCAAGTTCGCCTTGCACCGCTCGGTGGACATCGCATACGGCAGTGCCGACAAGCGCAGGGCCGTACTCAACGGCGACTCCGAATACGTCATCATCAACTATGACGGGGTGGAGATCGTGCAGGACGAGATCGCCAACGGTGGGTTCGACCTCATCGTTGTCGATGAAGCCAACGCCTACAAGAATGCCATGACCAAGCGGTGGAAGGTGCTCCTCTCCCTGCTCAAGCCCGACACATGGCTGTGGATGCTCACGGGCACCCCCGCTGCGCAGTCACCCCTGGATGCATACGGCATCGCCAAGTTGGTCAACCCCAACGGTGTGCCCCGGTACTTCTCATCCTTCAAGGACATGGTGATGCTCAAGGTATCCAACTATCGGTGGGTACCCAAGGACACGGCCACGAACATCGTCTTCCAAGCCCTACAACCTGCCATCCGGTACACCAAGGACGAGTGCCTGGACCTGCCGGAGATGACCTACGTCAAGCGCAAGATCGAACTGACCAAGCAGCAGGAGAAGTACTACAACCTGCTCAAGAACAAGATGGTGATGCAGGCAGGGGGCGAGGAGATCACGTCGGTCAACGCCGCCGTGAACATGAACAAGTTGCTTCAGATTTCCTGCGGTGCCGTCTACTCCGACACGGGCGAGGTGCTTGAGTTCGACATCAGCAAGCGGTACGCCGTGCTCAAGGAAGTCATTGACGAGGCAAGCCAGAAGGTGCTTGTGTTTGTGCCGTTCAAGCACGTCATCGACATCCTGGCCCAGAAGTTAAACGCCGATGGGATCCCCACCGAGGTGATCAGTGGCGACGTGTCAGCAGCCAAGCGGACGGACATCTTCAAGAGATTCCAAGATACCAGTGACCCAAGAGTCCTGGTGATTCAACCGCAATCAGCCGCGCACGGCGTGACGCTCACGGCGGCGAACACGGTCGTGTGGTGGGGCCCCACGAGCAGCCTGGAGACCTACGCACAGGCCAACGCCCGGGTGCACCGAAGCGGCCAACGCCACCCATCAACAGTCGTTCAACTTGCGGGCTCCGGTGTAGAACGACACGTTTACAACTTACTAGATAATAAAATCGACGTTCACACAAAAATTGTTGACCTCTACAAGGATTTGCTTGCATAATCCACAAGACCGCACTATAGTGACGGCACCATCACCAAGAACAGGAGAGACCCATGATGGAACAACCAAGACCCGAGGGGCTGTTTGACACCCCGCTATCCCCCGTTGAAATGACTATTCAAGGCATCCGCGATGGCATTGACCAAGCGGCCCAGGCAAGCGGGGCCGAACTCGATGAAGTCCTTCTTGCCCTGTCCGTCATCTTGAGCCAGACCGCCGTGGCGTTTGGGATCCCCAAGGATTCGCTACTGGGTAACCTGGACAAGATCTATGACAGTGCGGAACGCGGCATCTCCCACATCTACTCTAAGGAGAATGTGCAGTGAGCGACGAAACCGATAAGGTACCCGTGGAGAAGTTGGTCCGGGTGTACCTGAAGATGAATGCGACCCTGACCGAGATGCGCCACGCATACGAGGCCCAGGAGAAGGCGCTCAAGGAGAAGATGGCAACCGTCAAGGGTGCCCTTCTGGAGCACTGCAAAGCGCACAACGTAGACAGCGTTCGCACGGGCGAGGGGCTGTTCTACCGCACCGTCAAGCGCGACTACTGGACGAGCGACTGGGACTCCATGCGCAAGTTCATCGTAGAGCACAAGGTTCCCGAACTGCTGCATGAGCGGATCCACCAGACCAACATGAAGCAATTCTTGGAAGAGCACCCCGACCTGCTGCCACCGGGGCTGAACGTGGACAGCGAGTACACCATCACCGTAAGGAGAAAGTAACAATGCAGCCCGAGCAGAAGCCCGAGCCGCTGATTCCCATCGAAGACGTGGCAAAACACTTCACCGTGTCCGTGTCCACCGTCCGAGCCTGGGTGCGGCAGGGGCATATCCCGAGGAGTACCTACGTGAAGATCGGTAACACTTACCGGTTCAACCTCGCAGAGATCCTCGCATCCCTGACCAAGAACCCGTCAGCAGAGCCGCAACCCGCACTGGTGACCGAGGCCGAATTGACCGCACTGAGTACCCAACCCGTCCAACTTGAACTGGACTTCGCAAACCCTGACAAAGACATCTAAGGAGAGAAAGATGACCGCAATGACCCTTTTCGGTAAGCCCTCTAAAGCCCTCGCCATCCTGGGTGGTGTGGAAGACAACCTGACCTCGACCATCGCAGGTGGTGCCGGTGGTGGTAACCGTCGCATCTCCATCAAGGGCGGCGTGTTCCGTGAGATCGTAGGTGGCAAGGAGGTGCGTGTCTCTGAGGAGCGTGCCATCAACGTGGTGATGATCAACGCCGCACCCGTGTCCCGTATGTTCTTCGCCGGTACCTACACCGAAGGAGAAGTTACCAAACCCACCTGCTGGTCTTCTGATACGCAGCGTCCTGACTCGGCGGTGCCCGTTGACCAACGTCAATCCCAGTTCTGCAAGGACTGCCCTCAGCACATCAAGGGGTCGGGTCAAGGCGAGACCCGCGCATGCCGCTTCCAACAGCGCATCGCCGTGATGCTCGACGGCGAACTGGAAAAGCGCGAGGTGTATCAGGTCACGCTGCCTGCTACTTCCGTGTTCGGAGATGCAGACGGCAAAAAGATGCCCTTGCAAGCCTACGGTCGCCACCTCAAAGCATACAACACTCCGGCCATCAGCATCATCACCGAGATGCGGTTTGATACGTCAAGCCCCACGCCCAAGTTGGTGTTCAAGCCGGTGCGTGAACTGGAGGAGCACGAGTTGGCTGTAGCCGTGGAAATGCAGAAGCACGAGGACACCATCCGCGCCATCTCCATGAACGTGTCGCAACTGGACGGCGTGATCCCTGCACCGAAGTTGGAAGCCAAGCCGACCCCGGCACCCAAGCCTGAAGCCGCACCTGCCCCCAAGGCTGTGAAGGCCGAGAAGGTTGAGGCTGAGGAAGTTATTGACGAGCCCAAGAAGGTGGTCAAGAAGTCTGCTGCTCCCGTGAGCGAAGAGAAGCAAGACCTGTCCGCCGTGGTGGACGAGTGGGACGACTAAACAAAATAGTCCGAGGGGGGATTAGTCCCCCCTTTTTTCACTCTCCATCTTCTGGCGGTCATGGACACAAAACAATTTCTGGAGGCGATTCTTGGCGACAGGGGCTACTACTGTGTCTATGCGGCGCGGCTCAGTGACGAGCGCAAAGTACAGAAGTTCTACGACAACCTCGACGCTGTAGTAAGCGCAGCCACCCAACTGGATGCGGATGGATACGATGCCTACTTTGCTCTTGCCACGTTCACCGAGGCAGGGTCACGCAAGACGGCAAACGTCCAACAGATGCGGTCCTTCTTCCTCGACCTCGACTGCGGGGCCGGTAAGGACTATGCGACGCAAGCCGATGCACTGGGTGCACTGCGTGGTTTCTGCAAACAACTTCAGTTGCCACGGCCAACCGTGGTTAACAGTGGGCGTGGAGTTCATGCGTACTGGCCGTTGACCGAACCCGTTTCACGGGAAACATGGTTACCTGTAGCCGAGCAGTTGAAGCGGCTGTGCAAGAGACACAGCCTTTTTATCGACCCGGCAGTTCCTGCCGATGCAGCCCGTGTATTGCGGGTGCCGGGAACACACAACCACAAGGACGAGATACCGAAGGGCGTAGCACTTGTCGGATCGCCCGGCGCAGCCGTGGTGTTCGATGCGTTCAAAGAACTTCTAGGGGAAGACGGGGTACTCACCGCTGTCAAGAAGTTCACCCCTCGGGAGCAGGATGCGGTGATGCAAGCCCTCTCGGGCAGTTACACCAGTCGGTTCAAGACCATCATCCTCAAGACCGCTGAAGGTAAGGGCTGCGCCCAACTGCACGAGGTCGTCACCAATCAAGCCAATGTATCGGAGCCGCTGTGGCGTGCCGGACTATCTATCGCCAAGTTCTGCGTGGATGGTGGTCGGGCAATCCATAAGATCTCAGAGAAGCACCCGGAGTACACGCCGAATGCGACCGAGGAGAAAGCAGCCCTGATCAAGGGGCCGTACCTGTGTGAGCGGTTCGATGAGTATCGGTCTGATGTGTGCCCCAACTGCATGCACTGGGGCAAGATCAAGTCGCCAATTACTCTGGGTCGGGAGGTCTTAGAGGCCGAGGAGTCGGACAACGTGGTGGTGCAAAAGCCCATCGACATTCCGAATGCCAAGCCCATCACCTTCACGATACCGAAGTACCCGCAGCCCTATTTCCGTGGAAAGAACGGCGGCATTTTCATTCACCAGAAAGGTGAGGGTGATGATGACGCGCCACGTGATAAGTTGGTGTACCACAACGACCTGTACGTGGTGCGGCGCTTGCGCGACCCGGATATGGGTGAAGCCATCGTCATGAGACTGCACCTGCCCAAGGACGGTGTGCGTGAGTTCACGCTACCGCTGACGGCAGTGGGATCGAGGGACGACTTCAGAAAGTACCTTGCACAGCAGGGTGTAACTGTTTTGAATGTGGCTGAACTAATGGACTACACAATGAGATGGGTCAGTGAACTTCAGTACCGCGCCGAGGCGACTGAAGCACGCAGGCAGTTTGGGTGGACCGACGAGGCCGGGACATCCTTCGCTGTTGGAAACATGGAGATCTTCAAGGATCGGATCGAGATCAACTCCCCCTCAACTGCAACCGCACAGTTCTTCCCCTACTTCCATACGAAGGGGACGTTCGAAGAGTGGAAGCAGACGATGGAGTTCTTCAACCGTCCGGGCTTTGAGTTGCACCAGTTTGTCTTTGGGATGTCGTTCGGCGCACCGCTGATGCACTTCCAACCGATCAACGCGGCGGCATTCCATATCTACAGCAAGGGTTCGGGCCTGGGTAAGACCACGGCGATGTTGGCAGGTGCATCAGTCTGGGGCGACCCGGATCTGCTGATGCTTCAGGAGCGGGACACATTCGCATCCAAGATGAATCGCGCTGAGGTCTACAAGGATCTCATCGTCTATATGGATGAGATGACCAACACCAAACCAGCGGAGTTGTCGGACTGGGCGTATCAACTTCCTAGTGGTTTGCAGCGCAACCGCATGTCTGGGAAGAGCAACGTGGAGCGCATTCGGGGCAAGCCCTGGAAGACGATGTTCGGGACATCGGGTAATGCCGGTCTGGTCGAGCGTATCGGCACGTACAAGCGCATGCCCGAGGCTGAGGCGCAGCGGATCCTTGAGCACAAGGTGTTGCGGGTTTACTTCAAGGATAAGAGCGAGACCGACGAGTTCAGCACCAACATCAAGCAGCACTACGGCCACGCCGGGGTGCCGTACATCCAGTACCTTCTCAACAACTTGGATGCCGCCAAGGAACTGGCCAAGATCAATCAGAACAAGATTGACGCCGCTGCGGGGCTGACTGCTGAGAACCGGTTCTGGTCGGTCTTGGTGTCTCGCACCCTGGCGGGGCTGATGCTTGCCAAGCGTGCGGGGCTCATCAACTGGGAGATCGCACCGATTGCTCGGTGGTCTGTGGAGATGCTGAAGGTGGCGAAGGAAGCGTCCAAGGAGATGGCAAGTGAGTCCAACTCCCTGCTGACCGACTATCTGGCTGAGAACTACAACAACATCCTGCGCATCAAGAGCACGGACGACGCCCGGAAACAGCAGACAGGTCTGGATCACCTGATCCACCCGGAGGCGGTACCTCGCATGAACTTCGTGGCTCGGTACGAGTACGACGTGAAGAAGTTGTACCTGCTGCCCAAGCCCCTGAAGGAGTGGTGCGTCAAGCAGCAACTCAACTACCTGGGTCTGGTGGACACCCTCAAGGCCGCACCGACCAACCTGAAGAAGGAGAAGATGCGCCTGAGCCGTGGCACCCACATGAACCTACCCCCTGCGGACGTGCTGACCATCGACTGCTCAAGTTTCATGACCGATGAAACCGAAAACGCTATGGCGACAACCGCCGCGCTCATGGAAAAACAGGCTACGTAAGGGCGACATCGCCCCGGACGGGGTGAGGATCGAAGTGTTATGGGACCAAATCGGGACTAATACTTCTTTCTTCGTCCCGTGTGTCAACACCCTAGAACTTGTTCGCCAGGTGTTGGAGATTACAGATAGCCGCAACTGGTCCGTAGTGTTCCGACCCCGGATAGAAAAGGGTCGGTGGGGGGTGCGCTTCTGGCGGGTGCTGTGATAGTATCCCGCCAACAAGTCTGATGGGCTTGTTGGTCTCTCTCCTTGAAAGATGTTCACCCCGGGCTAACCCCCCGGGGTTTTTTATTCTTCTTCGTCTACGTCGCCTTCGTACTCGGCGCGATTGCGTAGCAACTCAGCACGCATCTGTTTGGAGTAGAGCACCCCGCTGACCATCTCCTTGGAGGTCTTGATGTGCTGTGCCATGGAGTTGCGAACCGTGTCCGCGTCGATGCGTGCACCGGGGTGACGCTTGTTGAAGTCCTCCATCTTCCTCATGATGGCATCGGCTTCAGTCTCATCCCCATGGCGTCTGGCGATGTAGTAATTGCGCAGCAACTTGGTGCGCTCCTCACCCGCTGCACGGTCTATATCCTTGGTCGCTGAGTTGATCTCCAACTCACGGATGTACTTCGCCGGGGTAAAGCCAAACATCTGACCCACGATCTGGGCACCGCCGAACTCCTGCACCACCGGGTCTCCTCGCAGGGTCTGCGCACCCTCACGGGCAAACCGCTCAGACTTGAGCAAAGAGGAGACCGCAGAGGGCAGCATCTGCTCAATGCCGCGACGGGTATAGCCTTCATTGATTAACTTGATGCCGCGCTCCACGCGACCGGCTACACCGAGCACCGGACCACCCAACTGCTCCAGTTGATACATGATCCAACTGTTCTCGTTCTTGACCAGAGGTTCGCGGAACAACAGATCGCGCAGACTGATACGACTGGCAATCTCACTACCTGTCAGTGCGTTGAGCGCACCACTGTAGAACAAGTCAGGCGGCAAGCCGACACCGTATGCCCAAGACGACATCTGCTTACGCGCAAGTGCGTCAAACTTTTCTTCGTCCTCGTCACGGAACATGTCGAACATCGCGGCGGCGATGCCGTACATGGTTGTGCCCTGGATACCGGCAAAGAGTGCAGCGGATGCCTGGACCCCGGCGAGTTGCTTGAGTGCTGCCTTGCGCACCTCGGGATCGTTCTCTTTGTTGATCGCATCGCGGAACGACTTGTACATCATGTAGTACATGGACGCGCCGTACCGCTTGTACATGAAGACGATTCGGCCCCAAGCATTCTGAGAGATGCGAGGAGCCGAGGCCGCAGCGGTGCCACCGTTGGTCAGTTCGGTTAGGTAGATCGCTTGGTTAGCAGCGTACTCTTCCTTCTCAGCAGCACTGAGTGAACTGGCGGGGCGACCATCGTCCAACTTTTCACCGGCCTTATTCAGGCGACCCAATTCAAGTTCGTATGCAGCAATCAGAGAGACCTGACGGTTCATGCGTTCGGTCATGTGCATGGGCAAACCCATGGCACGGTTGACCTTGGTGAAGAAGGAATCACCCTCGTTGGCCTCTAGCGTTTCATACGCCATGGACCGGTTGAGTTGTCCGCGTGAGCCCGCGATGCGTGCCAGGGTCTCAAGGTGTTTGATGTCAGCGTTCTTGGGATCGCTGAAGTCATAGTTGTCCAGAGAAGGTGCAGCGATAACGCTGACTGACTTCTCAACCTCGTTGCCCTTATCGTCACGTACGGGCACCAACATCTCCACGTCGCGGGTCACACCACTACCCATGAAGATGCGATTGGCGCGACCGATTGCCATGGTCGAAGCGCCGTAACCGTAACGGCCACCCAGGTAAGGCAGCACCACGATAGGAACCTGTGCAAGTTGCACCACGGCTGATGACACGTTAAAGCCCAGTGTCATGGCAAAGCCCGCAGACGTGAGCGCCCGTGACCACATCGGGATGTTGGGGCTGATGGCGAAGTCAATCCGCTTGTTGAACTCCTCCATGTACTCAACGTCTTGCTCTTGGCTACCGTTGGCCTTGACCTGCTCCATCATCTCCTTGCGTGCGGCCTCCAACTTCGCACCGTACTCGATGTTCGTCAGTTGACGTGACATGTTGTAGGTCTTGTTGCGCAGGGCACGGATGGCGTCTTGGTTGAAGCCGAGGGTGCCCTTACGACGCCGGAACGACTGGGCAAAGGATGTTTCGGGCAGCGTGTTCAGGAAGAGGTTCATCACCTCCGAGATCGTTTCATCGACCCGAGCTTTACCTTCCGCACTTGCACCCTTCTTGCTTGCCTCCAGGGTTTGCAGGATGTTGTTGACGAAAGACGTGGGCGGGACGTTGCGGTAGTTGATCTGCGAGATGTTGGCAAACTTCTGAATGCTCTTGCCGTCTACGCCGGGTACACCCTGCAAGGACTTGATGGCATCCTCACGCATGGCGTTGGTCTCAAACGCCTCGACGTAAAACTCACCATCAGCGGTGTAGGACAGCCAGTACTGACCTGCACGGGTCAGCGGGAAGTAGGGCTCAAGTTTGCCGCTCTCGAACAGGCGCTTGTAAATTTCTGCCTTGACGTTCTTAGCCGCAGCAGGATCATCCTTGAGCGCGTCGTCGATGCGGGTGAAGAGCACGCGCTCAACATCTTTGTGTAGGGCAGCGTAGGTATCTCGCATCTGCCGGTACACACCACGACCATCCTCACCGAGGGATTTCCACGCAGGTTGCAGTTGATCCCAGATGGCGTCCAACTTGTTGCCGCTGTCGTCCACCTTCCCGACGTAATCGGAACGGGGCTTGCCCGGGTCAACCTGATACAACGTACTGTTGTAGATGACTTTGTTAAGCGGATCAACCTTAAACTCGTTAGCAGCAGCCCAGTCGGACACGCGCTTGATGATCGGCTCGATCATCTGGTTGCGCTTGTTCTCCGCACCGACCTTCTCGTCCACCAGACGACCGATCTGCTCGGCCACGGGGATGCGATCTTTGGCGACATCCACAATCGCATTGAGCGGCATGATGGAGCGGACTGCACTCTTACCGACAGCAGGTGCACTAGAGCCAAAGAATTCACGGACTGCATAGACACGCTCTTGAGTCAGCGTGGGCACCGTCATCGCGTTCTTGCTGAAGATGTCCAAAGGATCCCGAGCGTTACCCGTAGCGGATGCGGCGTAGAGACTACCCGCACCACGGAACTCCGGTGCAGGTGACATGATCTCCATGACCAGACGGTCGGTGGCATCCATGGTGGATTCCATGGACTGCGCATCCATGCCGAGCATCCTGCGTACAAGATTCTGGATAGCGCGGACAAACCGTTGGAAGACCGTGGTGTTGCCCTCAGCCGGGATGCCAGACAACTTGAACTGGAAGTCGGGGTTGCTGAAGGCTTCAGCAACAAACTCGTCCAGAGACCGTGCACCGTAGGCCGTGTCGAGGTAAGGCACCGCGTTCTTGTACAGCGCCGTAAGTTGCTTGGTGATGGGGTGGGACGGGTTCGCCAGAACGTGTGAGGTTACGGCGTGGACTGCTTCGTGTAACAGGGTGTGTCCCGACATACCCATGGACGTGTTCATGTAGATGGTGTTCGTCGCCGGATCGAATCGACCGGCCACGGGCTTACCACTTTCATTCTTCACGTCACCCGACAGCACCACCTTGGTACCGGGGATGTAGTCAGCCACCCGGGCGGCAGCGGCGGCGATGCGGCCATCAGACAGGCCAGACATCACGCGCAGTGCACCGGCCAGATCCCCTTCAGCGAGGCGATCCTGAATAGCCGGGTGCATCTTCATGCCGAGGATCGGAGCCTCCAAGTTCAGGCCGTACTTGGTCAGATCGTTCTGGTTGAGTTCTTCCTGCTTGCGCACCGACGCATTAATGTCGGCGTTGTTCATGCGCTGTTCCGTGACGATGTAGTCTTGGAAGATGTTGCGCATCTTGGCCGTGAGCACCTTGTACTCTTCAAGGCTCAGAGAGTCAAAGAAGGCTTCGGCGAACTTGCCCCCGGTGTTGGGTGCGTACACCTCACCACGCTTGGAGAACCTGGGCTTGGAGATCTTGTCGGCTGCAAGATCGAGCGTGATCGCGTTGAGTTCCTTGGCGACGTTCTTCTCGGGATACATGGCAAAGGCCATGTCGTGCGCCAGATAGTCCAGAGCCTTGTCTGCGTTGCCCTTGGCCGCAAGCAGGTAACCTTCACGTGCCTTGTCAAGGGTAGTTTGTGTTGCCGGAGATACTGCTTTCTTAGCGCGTGCGGCGGGAGCCGGTGCTGGAGCGGGCGCAGGTGAAGGCGCGGCAGCGGCAGGAGCCGGAGCGGGGGCAGGGGGCGGAGCAGCAGGGGCAGGGGCCTCGGCAACGGCAATCTCTACTGGAGCAGGTGCAGCCTCCGTTCGAACATCAGTCGGCTGCGCAACTCCTCCACTAGGTACCAATCCCCCGGGTTGAGGTGTTGCAGGGACTCCGGTATCTCCAACGGCAGGTTGCTGTCCTCCAACAGGCGCAACTGGCTGGACAGGCGCAACGCTAGTTCCAGATCCGACAGGCTGAGTTCTAAGATCTTCACGGCGTGCTCCTCGTGCGGGGGTGAGTACTCCACCCCGGGGTCCAAACATTTCCATCTGCGCACCGGGTGCACCGGGGGGTTGCGCTGTAGCCGCAAGGGGTTGCGCAAGGGGTTGCGCAGGACGAACCTCACGCTTACCAATACCGGGAATGCCAAGTTGCTGTGGCTCACGGGTCTCACGGCGCTCGGGGATAGCGGCTTCCATCGCGCCGAGTTCTGCCGGGGCTGAGGGCTCTACTTCTGGACCCGCAGGCTGTGCCGCACGTACGTCATTAGCCCGGTCGATCATCTGCCGCTCACGGGGCGTGAAGTTCGTATCCGTGTATCCGGCAACCTTCAGCGCATCACCAAACGTACCCTGGATGTTCTTGACCGAGGGCTCGGCGATGATGGTGCGCAGGATCTCAAGGCGGTAGTCCTCAGTCTTCTTGCGCTCGGCTTCCTGCCTACGTGCATCGGTTTCGGCAAGGTCAGACTCAAACTTCAGGCGCTCCTGCTGTGCACGGGCGGCTTCCTCTCGCTGCGTATCCGCAGCCAACATCTGCTCAATCTGACGGGTCTCATCCTGATCCACCATCTCGCGGATCTGGGCGGCTTCCAACTCGTCAATGAGGTCACGCTGACCGGGGGCCGGTGCGGCCTGGGGAGCGCCAAACGGCAACTCCATCTGGGTATCAGGGGCAGGGGCTTCCTGGGGGGTTAACTCAAACGCGGGGCGACCTTCCGCTTCAGCGGCCCGCTGGCGCCGAGCCAGTGATAGATCACGGGCAAACAACTCACCTTGTGGGGCCTCAAAGGAAGGCGGAATCGTTACCGGTGGAGTTACTGGCCCCGAGGTCGGAACAGTCGGAACAGTAGGAGCAACGGGTGCCTCGGGCGCACCGGGGGGTTGCGCAAGGGGTTGCGCACCGGCTTGACGTGCACGCCGTCCGAGAGTCATGTCGATCAGCAGACTGGCAAGGGCACCGGCACCTGCGCCGTATGCACCTTCCTCACCCGCCCCGACAAAGATCTCCTGCTCAGGGTTATATACGCCTTGAGCGATCAGGTTCTGAGCAACTCTTTGTGCGGCTTCCGTCGCGCCTTCCACACCACCACGGACCAAGGCCGTGGTCAGGATACCCTTGATGGGGCCGATGTTGGGGGCCAGAATATCAAACAGTCCGGGGCCGATACCCAACTGAGTAGCCAGACGACGTTGTTCTTCCGTGGCACCTGCGGCTTCGGCTGCTTGACGCGCTTCGCCTGCACCTGCCGACGCGCCGATACCGGTACCAATACCAACACCCGTGCGACCGCGCAGGGCAAAGAATGGGATGGTGGAGCCCAGAGCCTCACCAAGTTTGCGTCCTACGCTCTCTTCATATCCGGCTTCCGCAGCCAAGGGCGCACGTGCGGCTTGGGCCAACTCGCCCACCTTACCGCGCACCGCCTGTTCTTGGGCTTCGGGCAGCAACGCCGCAAGGCCCGTGGCAGCAGTCTCACCAAGGCCGACTGCACCGGGGGCCAGACCCTTGAAGAATTCTTTGACGTTGCCGCCAAAAGTAGTCTCAGGCGGCGCAGCGGGCGGCGCTGCTACCGGACGCCGTAACTCCTCAAGGCGTGACAGCGAACCGCGATACCGCTCCTGGGCCGCTTGCTGCTGCGCCGCAGCACGGATAGCGTCCTCACTCGTGCCCTCCGGGGCAGTAACTTTGTATTGCGACCCGTCAGGCAGAGTGACCCGGTATTGCGGCATAGCGGTACTTACTTAGAAGACTTGATGGGCTCTACTTTAATGGCGCTACCACCGCCACCCATAGCGCGGGCTCGCGCCTCTGCGGCTTCAGCCTCCAACCGGGAGATCGCCACATCGCGCTCAGTCTCCAGTTTAGCCAGTGCCTGCCGCTGTGCGGGGGTGGGATTAGCCGGATCCATGATGCCTAAGTCACGCACCTTGTCGCGGTACAACCGCTCAAAGTCACGGGTGTATCGGTTCAGATCTGACTGGATGTTGCGCAGCAACTGTTCGCGCTTGAGCCCCTCGTTGACACCACGCTGCACCGATGCGCGGAATTGCTCGATAGCCACCTGATGCTGACGATCCAAAACGCCTTCCTCGGACTTGCGCTCGGCCTTGAACAACTCAGTAACCACGGTGAGTTCGGCCTCACGCTTCTTGTTGCGTGCGGTCTGCTCACGTTCCAGTGCGGCCTCGCGGTCCTTGACGTTGCCCATAACCTCGGCGCGGCGCTTATCACGCACGGCCATCTGGATCTGATCTTCGGCCTCTTGCACGCGCTCACGGGCGTTCATGAACCGCTCGTTCTCAGCCAGATCGCGCCGCATCATATTGACACTCTGCTGACCAAGCGCACCGGGGACTACGCGACCTGCACCGGCAGATAGCAACTCAATCAGACGGTTGATACCGCTACGGGCTTCCTTGGATTGCCCTTCCAGTTGTTCAATACCCTGGAGGCGGCGAGCGCGGCGTTCTTCACTCGTAGCAAGATCTTTTTCAAACTGGCGAGGATCAATTCCCATCTCACGCAGGTACGGTGCAAGTGCAGCGTCGCGCTCCCGAGATGCCGTGATCACGTCTTGCGGCTTGATGCCACCGGTCTCAAACCCGGCGAGGATGTTCCGCATACCCGTGGCGTACTCATCCGACTTGCGCGGGCCCGTGGGGGCTACAGGCATGCGAGGGCCACCGGCACCGGGGGCAGCACCTTCACCCTGCATACCCTTCATTAAGTCAGCGATGCCAAAGCGATCTTGCACCGGGGCGGGGTAGTTGCGACCTTCATTGCTGTAAGTCGCCATGTTGTCTATGGTTTCTGCCGGAGGTGTAGCACCAACCGGGGTCCGCAAAGCCTTAGCAGATGCATCCTCACCCGGGCGGTTCACAGGACCAAAACCCAACACACCACGGAAGAAGTCTTCCGTTTCTGCACGCGACTCAGGATCTTTCAGTGCGTCATACACACTGTACAGGGCAGCGGCGGGGCCAAGCACGCGACCCCCAACCTTACGCACCAGAGGCATGATCCCCCGAGCACCGGGTGCGGCTTCGGCGGCAGCGGCAGCGGCGGGGGCAGGGGCAGCGGCGCTCAATCGGGCTTGGGCTTCGGCGCGAGCCTGCGTCAGCCTACGAGCCTCCTCGGGAGTTTTTGGATCAAAGCGTCCAAGGCCGCGACGACGCGCTTCTTCCTCTTCAGCCGCGATGCGTGCAAGTCGCTCTGAAGTGAGATCACCTTCGGCGTACCCCACGATACCACCCTCGGCCATGCGAACAGTCTGAGCACCGGGTGCAGCGGCCACGCCGAATCGCATGGCGTTATCTTGTTGCTGACGCTGCTGCATCATCTGCTGCAACGCTTGCATCATCTCTTGCTGCTGACGCTGCTGATTTCCCATCTGCACGGCGTTACCGATACCGGCATCCTGTGCAATCTCTTGCACGTTGGGCATCTGCGGCATCGCAGCCTGCTGCGCAGCACTCATGACTTGGGCGGCTACCGTGGGGGTGCCTTCTGGTGTCACGGGGCTGATCATGTCCATGGCACCAATCACTTGGGCCAACGCCGGGTTCATGGGGTTGAGTTGTTGCATAGTGAACCTTTACTTGGGCGTAGCCCCACCGGCAAGACCGAACTGCTTGAGTAGACTCAATACGTCAGCCGCTTGTCCGTAGAACTGAGACAGGCCGGATGGTTGCTGATACTGCTGAGAGATCGCCGAGATAGGCAAGCCCTGGAGCATGGACTGTTGGAACTGCAACTGCTTCATCGGGTAGTCGCGCTGTTGCAGGAACTCGTTAAGGTCTGCGGTGATACCTTCTTGCTCAATCGCACGCTGTGCGGCACCGGCACCGGCCAACATACCGGCAATACCCTTGGCCTGCTCTTGCTCAGTGTTGAACTGCTGCATAGCCTTGTCGTAGGCCGTGGAGTACCCGGTGCCAATAGCCTTGTTGGCCTCTTGAAGCAGGTTACGCTGCAACTCTGCGTTCATGATGGCTTGCCGCGAACCGCCGTATGCACCGGCTTGCGACAGTTTAGAACCGGTATTCATCTGGGCAATCTGCGCCTGACGTTGCAACTCCGACAGTTGCGGGGCCAACACCGCACTCAGGTACGGGTTCATGTAGTTAGCCGCAATGCCTGTGGGTTGCGCTGCCGTGGAAACAGTCTGTCCGGTTGCCGTCATTGTCGGCAGAGTCGGTGCACCTGTGGCAGAGAAAGACTGACCGAGTTGCCCTGGGAAGCCAATGTTCCCGAGCCCTTGGAAGTACTGCTGCTGAAGCGGAGATGCTGCTGCGGTGAGCGGCCCCTGATAAGTCTGGTACGGAGTCTCCGACAGCGCCTGGGCTTTACCCAACATGCCGGTGACATACGGACCCGCCCAGTTGGCAAGAGATTCCTCTTTGCCTGTGGGCTTACCCACCAGAGGATCCGGCGTAAGCGGACTGGTGGCGGTAGGGGCACCCGTAGTGACGGGGTTGCTTGAAACAGCGGTGTTCATCGTGAGTCCTTACTTGGGAAGGAATTTATCTGCACCAGAGGGCTTGCCGCGCTTGGCGGTCTTACGGGCCTTATGCACCCGATCCATCATGGCGTAAAGTTTTCGAGCACCGGCCTCAGAGGAGCCGTTACCCAGTTCAGATACGGTGCGTGCGTCAATCACGAACTCACCATCAGCAAGCCGCGCGGGTTGACCCGAGCGTTCAAACTTAGCAGGGATGCTGTCAGACACGCCATCACCAGGGCCACGGAGATAGCGACCACCGGCAAGCATGGCGATACCGCCACCGGGCATGAAGCCACCAGTTGCTGCGTTTATGGGGAATTCAAAGTTGCCCTTGCCGCCGTAGAGCATGTCTGGAGTTTCAGGAACAAGCGATATAGGTACATAGTCCCCGACGGGTTCGCCAGATGGCTTTGTTGCTTCAGGTGTAGTCGGCGTGGTCGGCGTAGTCGGCGTAGTCGGGGTGGCCGTAGTCGCAGTCGGTGCAGCCAGATCCCGGCCTTGATAGGTGTACTGCATGGGGTTGAAGTACGTGATGCCGCCTTGGCCGGGGCGGTACGGTACCTGACGCATTACTGCTGCCGCTGACTCACCCGGCTTAGGTGTGATTGGCTCGTATGTGACAGGGCGCTGCTGTGCAAGCGGGGTTTGAGTGCGAGTAGCAACGTACTCAGGAATGCCACCACGGTATCCGGCAGGGCCGGTTGGCCCGGAGCCCATGAGATTGTTCAGCAGTTTTCCGATACCTCCGGCTGCAAGGAATGCACCGGCAGGACCGAAGGGGGAGGTGCCGCTAAAAAGATTCTTGAGGCTGTTGATGATGCCAGGAGTTATTCCAGAATTATTGAGGTAACTCAGATCATAGGAGGTGCCAGAGGGGTCGGTCCATACACCGTTTTCAACAGTCCACCCGGGGAGATTACCGGTGCCAGTGCTGTCGGGCAGAGGTCCGGGGAGTTGACCCACATCGCCGGTATCAATGTACTCACCAGTAATTTCGTCGTAGTAACCGGCCATGTCAGCCCCTTCCGATGATGTTTAGCAGGTCGTCCAACGACGCCCCGGGTTCTTGTTGTGCAAAGAGTTGATCGAGAGCATTTTCTTCCGTTTTCTCACGGGCGGCAATCTCTTGCTCCTCTAGCATTTCCCCCACTGCACCGGCCTTGGTGACGCTCAGAGGTTTGTAGTCCTCGTCTGCCACGGTGCCTTGCTTGGTAAGCCGCTGCTTCTTCGACCCAAACTCCTTGCCATAGTAGAAGACGTTAGCCAGTGCAGGCACACCCAAGGATGCCGCAGCCTGTTGTGCTTGAGGCATGGGCATGCGAACCCCCGGTGTCGGACGCGGCGTTGGCGTAGGACGCACCGTGGGGCTTGGTGTGGGGGTAGGCGTCGGCGTCGGGCTCGGTGAGGGGCTCGGGCTCGGGCTCGGTGAGGGGCTCGGGCTAGGAGATGGCGAGGGTGAAGGGCTCGGGCTCGGTGAAGGGCTCGGGCTCGGTGAGGGGCTCGGGCTTGGAGATGGCGACGGCGAAGGCGATGGGCTCGGGCTCGGCGAGGGGCTCGGGCTAGGAGATGGCGAAGGCGATGGGCTCGGGCTCGGTGAGGGCGACGGCGAGGGTGAAGGGCTCGGGCTCGGTGAGGGGCTCGGGCTTGGAGATGGCGACGGCGATGGTGAGGGGCTCGGGCTTGGAGATGGCGACGGCGATGGCGAGGGGCTCGGGCTCGGCGAGGGGCTCGGGCTCGGTGAGGGGCTCGGGCTCGGTGAGGGCGACGGCGATGGCGAGGGGCTCGGGCTCGGTGAGGGGCTCGGGCTTGGAGATGGCGACGGCGATGGCGAGGG